CCTACTCATCTTGAGGTATGCTTGCCTTAACTCACCACGTTGTGGTGAAAGCGGCAGCTCTCAAAGTGGGTAAGACCAACTTTTCAGATTATGCAATTCTCGGTGATGACATTGTCATCAAAGATGAAGAGGTTGCTGATTCGTAGAGAAATCTCATGACCAATTTAGGTCTTGAAATTAATATGTCGAAATCATTAGTCTCTCCTGATTTTGCCGAATTTGCAAAAAGATGAGTTGGTTCTAACATAGACTTGACTCCGATTGGAGCTGGATTAATACTCCAGTCCATGAGGAGTTCTGTTTATGTAGGAACACTGTTCCTGGAGCTAGTAGCCCATGGGTTACTGGATCTTAGAAGCGCCCTTAGCTTACTAGAGTCTAGACCCTCTTTTATTAGAGGAAATAGTTCTAGTATTCTGTGATTAGCTCTGTTTACAGGATTAGTTAACGAGTGACATCATATCGATGTGAAAACAATGATATGAAAGCAGTCATTCGTAACAGCTATTCCACCTGTGGAGAGTAGAAAACTATTATCTGTTTATTCAGATAAAGTCTTCGAATCCCTACAGGCCAGAGGCCAAGAAACAGAGAGAGCATTTGTTTACTTCATCAAGAATTGATGAAGAAATAAATGAACTACTCTTGAATCACATAGCGTGCTAAACGCTATAGTCTTGGTGATGTCACCAGGGTTCTGACTATACTTTTCATCTTACCTGAAAGGGTTTGATGATCAGTATTGATCAGACCTACAGAAGGCATGAGAAGTTAAAACATTTATAGAGGAAGCGACTTTCGCTGACCTATATATGAAATTAACTCCCATGCTTCTGAAAATCAGATCAATTGAAGATAGGAGTAATATCCTATCAATCGATTGATCCGATATGGGTGATAAGAGAGGATCGCTTGATGCTGTGTTAGCTCCATTAAGTTCTAAGAGACTTTGTGATATTATCGTCAAGACATCTGTCGAAGACGGTAGTAGATCTAAAGCTCTATGAATAATTAATGGAAATTTCACAACACTAGGCAACTCATAATCTGTTAACCTATCTAAGTACCACACAGCGGGTAATGTCCCTCAATTGAGCATTGCTCTTGAGTTTTCTTACCACGTATGCGGCAAGTATTTGTTAAATACTTAGAGAACGAAGATCAGGTCTCCAGGGGAACGAGTTGGTTCCTGC